CTACTAAGATATAACCGGCAGCATTACCAACCTTAGGGACATTGAACGCTATAACTCTTGTCTGAGCCTGTGCATATTTAAAGGAACCTATCTGTGCCATAGCCAACCCGTGGCCCTTTGAGCATATCTGAATAAACGCTTCGGCTTGTCCACGAACTATAGGACGGATTGAGATAACACACTGTGCTTCTGCGCATGGATAAGATAGTGCCCTAATCTTAGCCATAGCCTGAGAAGGCCGCATATATGTACGTACAGCAGAGGTCTGGGCTAGCCCAAATTTTCTGTGCTGATTGAGCATAGTCGCTGCTAACCCATACTTTTCATAGGTTCTCTTAATTTGTGCGGTGCTTAGACTATATACTTCTGATCTTCTTATTAATGCAAGAGCCTGACCATATTTACCATAGTTATTTTTGATCAGAGCATATGATTGTCCATAAGCCTTACTTTTCACGATAAATGCAGAGGCTATTCCATGAACAAAATGTCCGATAAAGACTCTAGCCTGTCCAGCATAAGCGCTACGTCGATAAATACGTACCATAGCTTGCGCATGGCCCGCACATTTAGTTATCTGTGCCAAAGCCATAGCGTATTTACCATAGGTTGTCCGAATATCTGCTATTGAGGCTCCATGTACCGTATAAGTTGTCTTGATCTGGACTTGGCTCAGCCCAAAAGCCGTGGGTGGAAGAGCCCAAGCCATTGCTTGTCCATGCTTCTTATAGACTTGAACAATTAGTGCCTGTGCTAAACCATGAGCAGTAGGGGGTAAATACCAGCATTGTGCATTACCAGATACAGTAGAGGTTGTTTTTATATGTGCCCCTGCCTGTGCCCAGTATGTTGACAAACCGGGTGAGGTATAGGACATCGCTTGCGCGATCCCAAAGCGGCCAAAGAATGCCTGTGCTTGCGCAAAGGTAGGATTTTGGGTAGTTGCTATACCAAGTTGGAAGGTGCCGATAGATACCTTACTATCATCTCCACCATTTGTAAATTTTAATCTCCAATAACGTGCAGTTGTGGGAGTAATTTCTCCAGTTATAGCATGACTATAACTTATTGGGTAAGTAATTTTAACATCGAAGTAGATATCTGTAACAATATCTATCCATGTAGAACCATTCTGACTATACTGTAAATTAGCCGTTACGTTATACTTAACGGGAAGTATATAATAAGAGCTAACAATATGTGGAACTCCTAGATCAAGATTAAGATAGAAGTATTGATCTGCACCAGCATCAATGGCTAGGAAGTTAGTCCAGACACTATAGGGACTTCCATCCAGCGTATTTTCAGGAACTGTTTCCTCCATACTGAAATTGGGGTCTGGTGTTACTGTTGCTCCTAGTGCTGTAAGTCCATAGTTAGTACTAATATAACGGAATGGATAGGTCTGCTTGATAGCAACTGCGGCATTTCCAGAACAGTGCTGGGTGCGTGATATTTGTGCAAGCGCTCTAGCGTGCTTACTAACTCCGTAAGCCTTAATATGTGCTTTAGCAGAGGCATGCTTAGGTACATCAAATGCAATTAATCGTGCTTGTGCTTGTGCTAATCTTAGCCAACCAACGTGTGCTAGGGCTTGTGCATACTTACTGTAAGTTTGTAAGATATCTGTTTGCGCCTGAGCCCTTTGTGGGTAATTAAAGGAGTTTAATTTGGCTTGGGCTTGTGCAAACACCTTAACATTTGGTGTTGGTAGAATTTCTGCTGTTGCCTGTGCAAATCCGCCCTGCCAGTACTTCCTAATCCACGGTGGGGCATTATCAGTTAAATAGTACCAAGCTGCATCGGCTGGTCGCTTGTATTGAATAGATATATTCCAATTTACTGCCCCTTGACCAAATCTTGTATGGATTGTATAGAAATTACCCGCTATTAGATTGATTGATCCAGCAACAGTTGTATTACCATGTCCTGCACCAAATTTATTATCTACAACCCGTGTTCCACTAATCCATAGATCAGAGCCATCATCAGACGATGTTCTAAACTGCCATAGTCCTTCCGCATCTGCGATAAAGTTACCGGACCATGCCATACCCCAGTTATTATTACCGGGATAAGAACTAGGATGATTACCTGAATCTGAGTAATTAGGCTGTCCTAATTCCCACTCAGTATCGCCCCAATTAAAGATATCACCAACAACCCATTGGGCATTATTCCACGTCATTCGTGTCAAGCCATAATCGGTCTGAATAAGCGCACCGGCCTGTGCTATTCCTGTGTTATCATGTACGATAATATCGGTTAATGCTTGCGCGAATACGTTAAAATCGTGGTACCAGCCATCAGGTTGTCTACCACCAAATACTTGGGCATTAGCATGAACACTGTAGCGTCCCCTAGCCCACGCATTTGCCAGTCCGTATACCTGTTTTTTAACTGATCGATAGTGTGCAAGAATTTGTTCCTGCGTTAACTCATAGTTAAATACTGCTAGTTCGTCTATAGAGTCAAGCCAACGGTTGCTTGCATTGGTAGGCCAACCGCTTATACTAAAGTTCTGTCTTGCCGATCTGACTGCATTTGCTCCAGTTACGGCCAATGTTCGAAGTGCGCCATTGACATATAATTTATTAGAAGTATTAGCGGCTTTAAATGAATGGAAGACCGCAACAACATGGTACCAATTATTAACAGTAAGTACCCCAGCGGCACTATAGTAACCTTGCGCACCGTCACCAAAGCCTACTCTTCCGTCTGACCAAACTCCAACGTAGTTTCTGTCAAACCCAAAGAACATCTGTGGGCTATCGCCGCCAGTAATGGATGGTTTAATCCACGCTTCGACGGTTACAATAGAGTTATCAGTAACAGGAATAGCAGAATCGCTAAGTTGGTAATTTGGGTATGTTATCGTACCAGAACCAGTTGGGCCGACAGTACCTTGAGGATAGATGTAGACATAATGAACACCCGTTTGCCCCGCTGTCCTAGTATAAGTGCCAGTATTAGGTCCTACCCCTATATATTCATATGGGTTATCATTAGTAATTAAGTCGTTTAAACCTAGGGATATATTACTACCGCCCTTATAAACATTATTAAGGGTAATCGTGACAGTATCGCCAGCATTCAACCAGAATGAGTTGGATATTTTCCAGTTACCAGTTGGGGGGATTGCGCCGGGGAATGTAAGTGCTTCTGTTGTATAGCCACTATAATAAGTGGGAGCAGGAACAGACGCCTGACCGCTATTAAAATCTACAGAGGTTCCAGTAATAATAGCCGATGGTCCTCTAAAGATTGTCTTAGTCGCAGACCCCCATGTTGCATTACGTCTACCAACTATAGTTTTAACAACACCGGCAGGAGGGACACTAGAGGGGTCTGGTATAACAGGGAATCTAACTAGGTTAGTAGAGTCTTCATTAAATGCTTCAACTTCTGAGAAGCCGGGGTCGCTATTGCCGCCAGAATCACTGATAAGGCGCATCCATATTGCGCCTACAACTGGTGTTATATTATAAGTAGAAACAACACGCGATCCAGTTGGGAAAGTAACATTAACAGAATCACCTGTACTAAAGATAATTCTACCGGAACCCATTGTATAGCTAGGGCGGTTTGTTACTCTAACTGTCCGTATTGTTTGAGGAGCCCCCCAGCCCACTTCCCACCAAGTATTACCAGCGCTATAACCAGAACTTGCCCAGCCATCGTTGGTATTGCCATCTGCTGCATATGAAGGTAGATAACTACCATCATAGTAAGTAGATGCAGTATAATCTACATTACCACCATAATAATATTCATCCATTGGGTAATAAAGAATAGGTTTATCAGCAAGAACTGTTACTCTATAATCAACAGTGGCTGGCTCGTAGGCAATCTGGGTAATAGCCTGAGCATATTTAAAGGCACCTACTTGTGTAAGTGCTTGCCCATAACCTTTTTGTTCAGGATACCATATCTTAGTCTGAGTCTGAGCATAACCATACCGAACATAGAACTCTCCATTACGATCAATCCAGTAGGCATTAGCATAACCTATGCCCCAAGTACTGTAGAATGGAAGATTAGACTTATCATTCCAAGGGGGTGATCCTGCAAGTAGGTACTTTTCTGAGCCAACTGGATCAATTGGGCGTCTATATTTAACGTCTATATAATCGCTGCCCCCGCCTTCGCCATATTTAACATCGATTTTATACTTTGTTCCAGCAATAAGTGCAATTGTACCGCTTGCAGTTCCTCCACCACTACCACCGGGATAGTTAGTCTTTACTGTACCAACTAATTGAAGGCTCTCAGCATAAATAAAAATACCAGAGGCATCGTCGGAGTGGGTTTGGAACCACCAATCCCCAGACGTATCGGCAACAAACCATGACTGCCATCTAAGACCATAGTTATCCCCGTGATTACTATCGTTTATTTGGGCTGGGTCAGTAACAGCCGTCATGGAAGTTATCTGAGATAACAGGCCACTATCTGCAAGAGAGAAATCCTGTACGCTGCTCTGAATAAAGTATCTAAGCATTCCCTGTACAGGAATAATAACAGTCTGTGCTTGAGCATAGATTTGCTGATTTACAGCATCCGTTATGCGTGCTAGAGCCTGTGCATATTGTCTAGATGGGATAATAAGTACTGTTGCTTGGGCAAATTGCTGCCACTTGTTACTAGCACCCGGTGCTAGATTTCCTATCTGATGACTTGCTTGTGCGAATTGTTGCCACTTATTACTAGCACCCGGTGCTAGATTGCCGATTTGGAAACTAGCACTTGCATAAGCACGCTGTCCATAATAAATAGTATTAGCGTAATTATAGTGTGATTGTAAGATACTTTGTGAAATTGGGTAAGGATAAATAGCAAGATTATCATAGGCTATTCTACTTGTTGTTGAAGAAGCGCCACCGTTTCCAGAGTAGTTAAGGTATAAATAGTAACGATCATAGATATAGTAAGAACGACGAGTTATATCGATTACTAACTGACCATTTATATATACTTTAAAGAAACCTGTATCATTAATAACTGCTACATGATACCAAGTATTTATACTATACTGAATACCCGTATTATAGACAGTCTGTACGCCAGATATATCAGCTATTTGAAGGCGAATATAATTTCCAGTCCCATTAAAGGTAGATTCATGCCCAAAACCTAAAGTTACTTGTCTTTGGTTTGAGTTGCCCCCATAAATCTCAAAAATTGTAGCCTTTATATTAGTAACAGGTGGAGCTTTTACCCACGTTTCTATTGTCCATTGTCCAATACCACCTACGGGGGTATTTAATTCTGGAAGAGTGCTAGCCCAATAAAATACTTCATTATAGGTGCTAAAATATATTCCAGTATACTCAGGACCAACTGGAGAGCTAATTATTTGACTACTACTAGATGAAATATAATCGGTACCATTTATAGACCCTAACTCATCTTGCCATGTTGCATACTCATTATTTGGATAAGCATTAGAAGTATGTAATCCATATAGATGAGTTGCCCCATCATTTTTAACCATTAAGCCATAAGCATCAGTATTAGGATGAGGTATCTTTGTCTGGGCCTGTGCGTATCCTGCTGATTTACGGATAAAGGTTTGAGATTGGCTATACTTTTGATAAGTAGCCTGTATAGCAGCAGTAGACTGCGCCCATCGCCAATACTGGTTAAGAAGTGCTTGGGCTTGGGCTAAACTACTATTTGTCGCTTTAATTTGTGCATTAGCCGCTGCATAACCTTGATTATAGACAAATATACCGCTAGATTCAATTCTAAAATTATCAAATTTTGAATATTCATTACTGGGGGTATTATAGACATCTAAATATTGTGTATGACTAGTAGAGGTAGTTTGAATAGTTATTTGGGCTGGTTCACTATCCCCAACCTTCCATACAGCAATTTTTACTTTTTGGGAAGAACTAGTATCAATAGTTGCATGAACTCTATACCATGAACTTCTTGTAATTGGGGTTATTATATATGAATTATCTAATCCTAATACCTCTATATCAGTATCAGTATAAGGCTTTATTTGAAAATACCAAGCAGTATCATAATATCGGAAATCTAGGTTATTCTCATTAAGAGCGGGTACCCAGAAATCCATATAGAAATCGCCACTAGATATTGACGGAGGACCCGTCATACTCTCCCATTTATAGTAACCGGGTCCTACCATGATTCCATTTTCTACATGCGTAGTAGAGGTACCAATAGTAGTATTACTATCATAACTAGCCCATGCCCAAGCAGCACCAATATCTGGAGAACCTAGATTAAATGGGGGCGCAGTAGTATCGGGGCGATTAAATGTATCTAAATAAGTAGTTATAATTTTTAGGTGCCCAGCAACAACACGCGCTTGTGCATATTGATTATTATCTAGGGTAATAATTTTACCCTGTGATTGAGCAACATACATAGACTGGTTAAGAATAGCCTGTGCTTGGGAGTAGACATTAATATCTGAAACAAAGATATCTGTCTGTGCTTGGGCTATTTTAGAAGTAGTGGCAAAAATATGTACTTCTGCTTGAGAAATAGCAGTATATACCGCAAGTATTGCTACTTCCGATTGTGCGTATTGCTGGTAGGATAAAATAATACCAAGTTGAGCCTGTGTATTAGCATATACTAAATAGGTCGCAAGAATTTGTGCCTGTGTCTGAGACATAGCAGTATATATAGCCACAATGCTTGCTTGCGTACTAGCAGTAACTTGGTACTGGATACTAATACTTGCTTGCGCACTAGCGATAGATTGATAGGTGGCAAGTATCGTCGCTTGAGCCTGTGCTAGCCCCAAATAAGTAGCAAGAACAGCAGCACCAGACTGTGCAATAGGTAGATAACTTTGTAGAATCGTACCCCCTGTTTGGGCATAGACTCTATAAGTCTGCTTAATAGCCACCTGTGCTTGTGCTTGAACACTACTTGTGGTCTTTATAAGGGCCTGTGTTTGAGCATAGCCCCTATATATCTGTAGTATATCTACTTGCGCTTGAGCATAATTAGCATAACTAGACTTAATATGCACTTGAGATTGTGCATAAGATCGATACTGCTGCCTAATCTGTGTCTGTGCTTGCGCATATTCCTGATAGGTAGATTTAATCTGTGTCTGTGCTTGTGAATAGCTAGATGAGGTTGTATAGATAGCAGCTTGAGTCTGACCAACCTGTATAAACCCAACAGAACTAATCTTTGCTTGCGCTTGGGCAATCCCAGAAGTGTGGATATTCTTTAAAGGTAATCCACCCTGCATAGGAAGTCTGGTAAAGCCTGTCCACGCGAAAGGCACAGTCCCATGATTTACCCCCGGTAAGGACGGAATACGCTTTCTGCGCTGTGGACTAGACATTTAAAATTTCACCTACACTTTGATTGTATTCAAATTAGATTATATTCTAATTTATAGGTATTATCCCCAAACTACTGTTATTGCCCCATATAATCCAACCGCTGTTGTCGCTGTTGCTCTATATGCTAAACAAAGACTAGCACCATCCACCATTTGTGGAAGTGACGTAAATTCTAGAACAAGGTCTTTAGATGCATAAACGTTTGCTGGAACATAAAGTGTAGCAAGAGGGCGCATAAGAATAAGCTGTACCACACCGCTTGTAGATGCCGTACCTACGTTCAATGTTTGTACGGCTTGAACCCCGAGGTCCCCTGATGCTAGGGGTAGCGGTCCAAACATACTGTTAAGAACCATTGCTGTGGCTGGCGCTGTAATATTTCCACCCGCTTGTCCAGCGTTTCCCTCATTATCTGTATATGATGCCATATTAACTACGGAGGCAGTCGCAGTTCCTCCCGTAGTATACTCTAACCAAACCTGAACACCTTTACCATCTGTATACCTTGGAAGAGCAGCCGATCCAACATCCTTGTTCCCTGTAGAGTTATTAACAATACCAGATACGTGAACAAGACGATCATAGATCATTAGATTTAGGGCTGTGGCTGCGCTTGCCTCAATACCTACTAGTGCTTTTAGATCCGTAGAAGTATCTGCTAAAGTAATCGTTCCTGCGCTATTTGTAAGTGCCGTTCCCCCAGCCCCCGGCGTTGCACTTCCTGCTGCACCGTCACTAATAGCTAATGGAACGCCCCCTAATCTTGCTAGGGAGTACCAAATACCCGCTGCTGGAGCCGTTCCACCGGCTTTATAGAAATCCCAGCGATAACTTTTACCATTTACAGTTGCTTCAAGAATTAAATCGTCATATGATGTAAATCCTGCCATTATATCCCACCTACAAATTTATTCATTATAAATACCAACGATCATAATACTTTATACTACAACTTGATGCTCCAGTTATTAGGAAATTCGTTTTACCTACCCCAACATTCAATTGATAATCAACGGTAAGCATATTTGAGTTCATGTTTTCACCAGCAGCCGTTGCAGTAAAGCTTTCAGAGTCTATAATTAAATCTACCATAGCCCCCGATACAGCGAAATATCCTGTAAAATCTCCTGTATCTGTATAACCACTAATTGTAACATCGGTTCCTGTTAATGTAACAACAGTTGGCGTCATGCTACCATTAATAATTGTCCTTGATACTTGATCAGTATCAATCAGTCCTGTGCCACTTAATGTATATAAGGCATCACTAGTTATCCAAGGCTTGCATTCAAAAGATGCCTCATATTCAGCAAGTTTTACGCTCTCTCCAGCAGCTTTATCCGTGCTAATTGATTTAGTCATTGCTGTATAATATCTATCTGTATAGCCAATATAAAGTGGAGCAAATTTTCCTCGCACAGAGCGCAGCATTGTAGCCGCTAACTCTATTTGCTGCTTACAGGTAATATAGTCCTGCTCCCAAACCTTTAATCGTAGTTGAACATTTTTATTAGCAAGCCCGGTATCCTCAGAATTAGACCCATCAATATAGGCACCGTAATGTGCGGAGATATTTAATTCAGAGTCAAACGATTCTCTTTGTACGTAGCCCGGTAGTACGTGCCCATTAAATTTTGCTAGATACTGTGGAATTGGTGCCATATGGATTAGCCTCCTTTAGTTATGTAGCATACCCTTTTTAATCTGAGCAGCAATCAAGTTTGCTAGTTGCTCTAACTGCGCAGGGGTAAGTATCTGCCCATTAACGTTCAAGTTAACATTGATAGGTTGCCCCGGCCCTCCAGTACTAATGCCCATAGCACTTACTGGAACGTTTGCAATCGCTGCAAAACTTCCTGCACCTACCCTGATCCTGCTTATTTGGTCTGTTTTCAACATAAGGTCATTTTGCTTCTTTATCTCATTTGTAAGTTCCTCCATAGCCCTTCGTAGATACTCTTCACCAATTCCCTTGGTTTGCAATACCTTCTTTGTGCCATCAAGAATTGCTACAATCTCTTTCCTATTTGCTTTAGTTTCACCGGGTACTTGAGACTGTAGTTTTCTAGCATTTTTAACCGCTTCTGCTAGTAGGGAGGCTACAGAGCGATCCTGACCCTTAAATTCCTCTGGAACATCCAGTAATCCCGGCTTATTATAAGCGCTACCACCCCTACCCGCATGACTCCCCCCGCCTGATGATGATGAGCCTCCTCCCGCACTTCCAGAACCAAGGCTAGCATTAACCCCAGATTGATAATTTTGTTCCTTACTAACATAGGCTAAGGCTCTATTTATAGCATTTAATGCTGCACTATTCATTGCTACAATTGATGAGGCCAAGGGCGCGCCAGCGGGCAGAGATTTACTAGCTACTAGAACTGCCATAACTGTTGCCCTAAGTTTTAATAGGTAGTCTTTAAATTGTGCTGTTGGCATATTTGCTTCCACATTAAATACGGCTTTTACGTTCTTAACTTCCCTCATGGCACTCAATAAATTAACAAGTTGCCCTTTTAAAATTTTAATTTGATGTCCTGTTAGTCCCAGCCTTTTAGCAGTAGCCATTAGAGCATCCCCTAATTGACTGTTATCCTCAATTAATTGTATGCCTTGTAGATAATGTAATTCCCCAAGAGCAGCTTTATACTCATCTAGATATTCAACATTTGCAGCAAAGGCTTGACCTAAAGCGTTTGTTGCTGAAATACTCTGCTTAATTCTGTTCTCTTCTGCATTATATTTCTCTTGGCCTTCTTTTCCTTTATAGTCTGGGCTATTTCTTTGTCCATATAGACTACTTAATTCTTCATATAGGCTCATTTTAGATGCATTAGCAGCGGCCAAGATTGCATCTGATGCCGCTACCATGTCCTCACTTGCGGCTTTAGTTTTTTCATCTACATCGCTAATCATATAGCTTACCCCTGTCCAAAGTTCGTATGCAGCAAGCTTATATTCTTGCGTTCCCGCAACTAGACCAGCTAATTCTGGGTGATATAGCTTATATATCTCAAGTAGTTCTTCAGCCTTCCTCATAGTCATATCCATCCCTAATGAGGAATCCCCAATAAGGCCAGATATACCATCTGGTCCAAATAAAGTAGTTGCCATACCAGATACAGTAGGCATATTAGCTCTAGGGGTTTCTCCTACGGTACGAGTAGCAAAATACTCATCAGTAGCATTTAAGGCCCTTACAACATCTGAACTAAATATTTTTTGAGCAACTGCGATACGGGCAGCAGCATTAGTACCCTGATCTTGTGTTTGTTTGTCATCCGCTTTCCCACTTAATAGCCCCCCTACTGCCAGTTTAGATTGTACTATTGCTGCCTGTGCGTTGAGAGCATTAAATAGTTGATCACCGGGAAGGTTAATCATGTTAACGTACTTACCGAATAATCCTATAGCCTCATTAAATCCATCAATATCTCGTGCTTCTGTCTTCATAAGTTGTAGTCGAAAAGCATCAGCAGTCTGCTTATTGAACTCAAATCCACTGGGTATAACTTTACCATTAAGAATATTCCCGCTTTCTGCTCCCCTTAAAAAGTCAATAGCATCTTGTGGGCTCCCAATCTTCGAACTAAATTGTTCCGAAGAGAGGGGCGTGTCGTTGCCACCAAATACCGATTTACCAAGAACTATTGATTGGGGAGTACCCGACTTTACAGGGGTATATTTAGTAGTTGCAGAAGCACCGGGGACTGTTATGTCCAAGATGTCTTGCGCTAACTGTGCTGCGAGTTTCTTTAGTGCATCTGGACCAAACCCTGTCAAGGCTTTTGCACTCAATCCGCCATAGGCATCCTTTAATTGTGGGATTAATATCGTTAATTCCTCGATAGATTGAGCAATTTGGGAATTTGCATCTATAAGATCAAAAGATGCTTCAACATAAGCTTTTTGTGCCTGACTTAACTGATTAGTTTCTTCGACAGTTAATTTAGTATTCCCTTTAAAGGACTGCATAACTTCTCCAGCAGCCTTTTGTGCAGCCCCTGCTGTTTCAACTGCTCTGCGTTGTTCCTGTAGAGCTTTTATCTCATCATATATAGATAATTTTAGATTTTTTTGAGTCTGAATTTGCTTTTGTTCTTCATCATTGAGAATCTGCAATCCTGTAGATAAGGCTGTTAAAGCAACACCAGCCGCAATAGTAGCAGGGCCTCCAAGCAACATTAACATCGGCCCTATTGATTGTCCAATAGTAGCTACTGTGCCAAGAGCCCCAGAACCTTTACCCCCCACTAATGTTCCAATACCGGCAAGTCCTGCTGCGGCTGCAACTCCTGCACCAGCCCCAAGAGCCATCCTACCTTTAGAACTACCAAGGGTTCTATTCTTCAGTAGTTCTGCTTCAGCCCGTAGCGTAGAACCTACGCCCGAGCCTTGTTGTATAACAACGCCTTTAGGTACTGGAGTTTTAGGCATAAGCCTTTGATTACCTAGAGGGCCAACTACGTCAAAGCCCTTAACAGGCTTTAGATGATACTGCTGATTACCATTGGCATCTGGCTTTATTTCATAGCCTTTTATTGGGGTTAGGGTTGGATAGGCATTTTTTGGGTTATAATCTTTTGGTAATTTTCCAACCACGGGGGTAGTGGTTTCATACATTTGATTTGCAGCGGGTGTTGGATTTGCCACATAAGTCTGATTACCTATGGGTCCAACTACCTTAAATCCCGGTGCTGGTTTTAGAATATATTGCTGATTACCTATGGCCCCAACTACCTTGTATCCTTGTCTTGGCGGAAGACTCTTAATTTTACCAGTAGGCGTATAGCCTAGTGGAGCATAAGGGCCTACAAACCCCGGTATTGCTGGTGTATATCCCGCTGGTAATTTAGAAGCCTTAGGAGCAACCTTAGGAACACCGGAGGGTCCAACTACTCGTAAGCCGGGAATTGGAGGCAACGCCCCTCCTGTTGGTACTCCGACTGCGTATCTATCGAGAAGTGCCCGCATTCGACGGGCATTCCCCTCTTGTCCCTTGGGTATTACGCCGCCCGCGTTTACTCGCTGGAATAGGTCCGCGAATGCCTCCCCCGGACTTCCTCTGCCGTACACCGTAGGAGACTTAAGTCTCGCCCGCATACTTACATAGCCCAAACGAGCCCTTGCGACGACCCCCTGCCTAGAGATGACATCGGCAACACGATGTCCGTATTCGTGTTCTACGACCTGATTGAGCCCCAACCCAGCGAACATCTTCGGGTTGCGGTTGAGCAAAATATTGCCTTTGACCCCATCATCGTATGCTCCAGTTTGTGCTGTTCCAGATACAGAATCCCATGAGACAGACCCGATCTTGCCGTATCGGCCAGCAAGCCCAGCGATGGAAGCGTCAACCTGTGCGGTCGTGTTGGGTCCGAATCCCTTGACTGGCTTATTACCCCTGTAGCTAGGCAAAGAAGCAGGCCCTTGGCCCAGTCTTACTATTTGAGCTTTAGAGTATTGGGATGCAAAAGCTGCTTCTTTAGAAATTAGATCACCAAAATCGTCTCTTAAACCTCTTATTCCCCTACGTAAAAATCCCCCCGGTCCTAGTAGCTTATTAAGCGCTACCATAGCAGCAATCATTAGTAGCAGTTGGGTAACACCAGAAACTAATCCGCTAACATTTAGACCACCAAATATATCAGTCAGGGCTGTACCTAAAGTAACTAAAGCAGAAACTAGTTTATTTACTGTATCAGTAAAGTTTTGAATTAGGGTTGCATCAAAAGCACTTTTAATTTTCTGTAACTTAGCAGAGTTGGTTTCAATAATTCTAGCATTAGCAATAAGGGCTTCATTTGTAGCATTTACTGACTTAGTGAGTTGTTCCCAGATTAAAGGCATGTTCTCTAGCAGGGCTGCTGCATCAGGTGCGCGTCTTGGGCCACCTGAAATACCCCTTAGAACGTCTTGGAAATTACCATCACTAATTTTACCGGATTGTCTAGCATCATAAATATCTTTATAGATTTCAAGGAATGGACGTAGTTCACCATTTACATTTCTTACAGAAATACCAAATTTATCAAGTATTTTTACAGAGCCGGGTGAACTTATAGCACCAAATAGATTCTTAAAGGATGTTGCAAGGTCTGAAGAGGACTTATTTGTTACCTGTGATAGAACCTGTACTGAAGAAATTTGTTCATCTAGAGATAATCCAGCAGCCTGTGCTGCCGTTGAAACGCTACCAAGAGCCGAAACAATATCTTCAATAGATTTTGCATTTCCACCGGCTACAGCAGATACTTTATTTAATACGCCTATAATCTGCTTAGGTTGTATCTGAAGTTGCTTATAGGCAGCACTCAAAAGGTCTGTTGCTCTAACAGTATCGACACCTGTTAAGTTAGTTAAAATACCTACAGCTTTAGTAAGGTCTAAGATAGAGGCTCGCCACTGTTCTGATGTCTGACCAGCCTTGCGTGTAGCAATAGCAATATCATCCATTACAGCAGTTAATTCAACTAACGGAGTAGCAGTTTCTTGTGCAATTTGCGCTACTGATTTGAATAGCGAATCCGTTTCTTCTCTTGAAGTTCGTGCAGCGATAGCAAATCGCTCCAAATCCATATTTACCTGATTTATTTTAGATATGCTTCCAATTGCTAGCCCTAATGCTCCAAAGACAAGGGTTGTAGCAACAGTCCATTCTAATACTTTCTGTAGGTCTTTTCCCGTCTGACGTAAAAAGCCCCCATATCCACGTAATCCGCGTCCGTTTGTTTCTAGCTGATTTAGATTCTTATCAAATGTGGCAGAAAGACGCCCTTGAACACCATTAAGGCCATTAACAGCCGCTGTTACGCCATATACTCCACGCTCATAATCGTAGTTCATCTTAACTGAATCTGGAGTTATACCCCTTGCTAATAATTCTTTAGCAAAAGCTTCTCTCTGTGGCGCAATTCTTGCTTGTTGGGCTCTAACTCTGCTCTTCTCTGCTGCCGAAGCACCTACTGGGGCATCCGCTATTGGCTCTAAATAGGGAGCCGTTATGCCTAGTTGCCTAATAAAGTTCTTTCTAAAACCTTTAGACTTCTGTAGTAGAAAGTCAAGGTCTTTGGATATTGGGGCTATTGAATTATTTAGAGCGTCATCAAGGGCTGCTAATTGTGGTGCAGCCTTTCTTTTGGCTGCATTAGATTTTCTTGTAGCACTATTAATAACTTTCTGCTCTTGTGCCTTATATGTTGAAATATCTGATTCAAGGAGAACCAAATCATTAGTAGCCGCATTATATATAGCACGAACTGGCCCTAGTTTACGTATACTCGCAAGACCTTGTTGTATTCTCTGATCAGGCGCAATTTGATTTAATCTTATGGCGTTATTTAAGTCAGCATCCGTTTTAAATAGATTTTGCATAACGTGCGGACTTCCCGGTAATGCACCCGGAAGTGGAGCTAGTATTTTCCGATCTAAAAGTTTTTTATACTCAGGGCCACTAGGATCAACTTTCATATGCCCCACTGTACCACCAGCGATATCAGACAGCGCATTTACTTTAGTCCCAGCCCTATATCTTGTAGTCTCTAAGTCACCTTTTCTAAGAATGGCGTTGCCCTGTAGAGCATTTATTTGAGCTAATTGAAAAATACGCTGCTTTTCAATTGCTGCTAGTTGTCTCTCTAGCGGTATTAAGCGCTTCTGTGCAGCCTCTACCCTATCTAAATCTGCTGTAACTACTTTATATTGCCCTGTAGCGAATGTGTCATATATAGGTTTAATATCTTTACCAGAGACAATAGCCCTTCCAGCACTATCTAACCGTGTTCCAAAAGAGCCATACTTCCCTCTTCCAGTATTATAACCACTACCACCGACTCCTAATGACCGGGCACTTACTTCTAGTCTCTTCATATCAGCGGTATATCCGCTAACATATCTATGGAAAACTTGCCCTGATTGAGTTAAGGTTCTATTATATGCGTCAATTTGTGTGGTCAATCCGCTCGTCTGTAGGCTTGGAGAGCGTATTGAAGTTACCGGGGCACTAGCAGATGTACGGTAAGCGCTTGAGATAGAACTATAAGCCCCTCTAATACTTGCGGAGAATTGCGCTAGATTTCCAAGATCGCCTACAAATCTTACCCTGTAATCTGAACCCGGCATTTATTATTCCACATCCTTATTCGGCATCATCTAAATTAAATTCAACATAATCTGATGATGATTTTTTAGTTTTAAAATCCTTATCCCATATAGTATCTAGATATTTTCTAAGAGCCCCCGGTTTATCCCATAGATTTCTTGGAGGTTGTTTTTCTTTGGGTAGTTCTGCGAATGAATCTATTTTTGCTCTGTATAATATAGCATTAGTTAATGTGTGGGGTAGGTCGCTAACTAACTCTAGGCCCTCGGCCAGCGGTATTCCTATAACCTTATGTAAATTAAGGTAGGTCCCGAATACCGCCCCCTCTGCTAGTTTTTTATCTCTGATCCACGTATTTCAAGACTATTAATTTCGGCTATGATAAAGTCCTGTATATGCTTAGGAAGTTGCTTAAAATCATCCGTGGATTCAAACTCTTTGATCTTGCAGTCTTTATCTTGGAAGGTCCCATATACAGCCTTATTTACATTTAACTCCGTCATAAATAAAGCAAAGGGAACGAGAACGCTTACGTCCTGCATGGCTTCCTTATCCAGTTCCTCTGTGGAAAGCGCTTGTAGTTGTAAATCAATTTCTTGAGTTTTAAGTAGTATATACTCGTCAATCTTAGATTGATATTCTTTTTCAATCTTATCTTCAGCCTTATCTAGATTCTCTAACTCCTCTAAAGTTGCTGCATCTGGATCAATAGCTACTTCTTCTATTGTAGGAAGTTCAGGTCTTACATTGGCTGATATAGCCTCTGCAATAATATTAGAAAGCTTAGCTGTTTTTATAACCTCTCGCTTGTCTTCTACAGATAGTTCAACTACCCCAAGAACCTCATCCCTATAATCCTCAGTTTCTGGGTCACGTAGTGCATCTCTTTTAGCTGCTGACGCTAATCTTGCAGCTTTATATGCCTTGTTTAAATCCATATCCCCAAGAACACGTACCCAAACTTTCTTTACGTCCTTACCCGTAACTGGATCAGTTATCATAATTTCTTTCTTGTATCTAAATAAATCTACTAAACTTACCATTTCCTGCTCCTTATACTAAAAAAATAAAATGGGGAGCAGTCTACTTAATGTCAGACTGCTCCCCTTTCTGCGGATTAAAAATCCGTACCTCTAGTTAATTAAACGATTTACCAAGGACCATTTCCTGATGCAATGAATAGTTCTCCAGTTGTAGAAGTCCATGAGAAGGTTTCATTCATTGACTGGTTAACGCTAGACTCGTCACCCTCAGAGGTAACTGTGATCGAAGGAACATAGTAGGTTAGTACTGTCCTTGATGGATTTCGTGGGTCTTTTAGTTTAATCTTAAGAGGAAGTGTAGTCTGTGCGTACTCCATATCCTGCTCAATTGTTGTAGAAGATGATGTTCCCTCAAAGATTGCTAGAAGCTCATTGTCTGTCTTAAGTACTGAGATATCACCTGTAACATCTGGGATACCTATTTCGTAGCCTACTGGCTGTCCAAGTCCACCCATTTCAAGAATAGTCTCTGACTGCATGGAAGCCCTAACTGTAGCGCTTTGTACTCTAGGAATATTGCTTACAGAAATCGTAACTGGAACATACTTGCCCTGAATAGCTGCTGGTGCAACATCATCAAGAGCATCAAATGTGGTTGCAGCATTTGCTGATGAATATGTAAACCATAGTACGTCACCTACAGCCGCTGGTGTTACTAGCGTAACTAGTGTAGTACCTGTGCTTGTAAAGTCTGTATCGGCTGTTAGATATGCACCACCATTTGTTGCAGCAGTAGTCTGATAGCCATTTAGAATATACCCGCTTGTTCGTGTTAGATATGTTGGGGTCTTTGCAAGGCTAAATAGGGTCTGACCACCGGACGCTGTGAAGGTATCGTAGAATACTGGCTGCTTTAGTTCCTTCTTTGAGTTTGATCCAACAGTATAAGAAACTGTTGAGTTATCTCTAACTCCGAAGGAAGCATCCATTCCTGTAATAATACCACGCTTCACATAAATTGAGTTAACAATATTTGTGCTTGAGGTATCTCTAATCTGCCCAATAAGGTCAATATTCTTTAGCTCTGTAACTGATACACCCGATGCTGGGAATGTTCCCGGCGTATATCCAGTTAGATAAGCATAGATGTTATGGCTAACATCAAATGCCTCAAATGTAACTGAAACTTCAGGAATGTCTGTAGTTGTTCCAACTCTTAGTTTTCGGCCCAGTTCGTCAATATTCTGAACGCTTGCTGACCAAGGAAAATCTAGTCTTTGGATACGAGCCGCAGCAAACTTACCTTTGGGTGCAGCGATTTGTAGTTGTACATCTCTTGAATGTACTCTTGCTCTCTTTGCCATTTAAATTCAGTCCTCCTTAAAAAATTCTTTTATTAGAATCTCCTTTCCCATTTGACTGCTCCCGCCTTTATATATAAATATCCAGAAGCAATACACTATAGCTCTCTATTAATAAGCCGCTAAAATGAGTAACAATGGGCGGTATTACGGATAAAATGCCTCATACATACAGGTAACATGACCACTCCACTCTAATAATTCTGGATCAAGCGTAGGATCAGCCGTTGCACTAAGTATTGTATCGGTCGAGGATACTAGGCTACCTAAAACATTAGAGTTATTATCTTTTATTATAATTACCTCTAAATCTAAAAAGTCTGCTATTTCATCTGTTAAAGCATCAACTCTATCCTCACTTTCCATGAATACAGTTATTTGCGCTCTACGCTGGAATAGTTTATTTTTAGATGGATCATTACCCATCTCTAAGGATACTTTACCAAAGTCTTCTAAGAAAACTGCGATAAAAGGTAACGTTATATCTGGTAATGTATAAGCACTAAATCCTTCAGCCCAATTAAGATCAGTCCAATTTCTTGTATCTAAATAAGTCTTTAATTGACTTCTTAGTGCCCTCCGCTCAAAAAATTTACTTGTCATATAATCAACACCCTATAACTCTTCTGCTTCTTTAAGTAGCTTTATCATATCATTTTGAATTTGAATTTCCTCCCATGTCTCAAGAGCCTTAGCCCTCTCACTAGTATAGTATTGACGCATAGTGTTAGAGTCTGGTAGTTGCTGCGGACTATAGCCATGTGTTGTACGTAGTTGACCCGCCCATTCGCTATATTGTGGGAAACTAAATTTATCAGTTTTAGCATAAGTGGGTCTAAATTTATTAGGTCCCATAGATTTTTTGAAAATCGCATCACTGATATAGGTATCTACGGTATCCTCAGTATACCTACCACCAGTATGCCCTGCTCCCATCATACCAGACATAGCCTCAGCTTCGGCAGCACTTCTTAAATAGGCAATGCCCTCTAGTACAGACTTTTGCTTTTCAATTAGTACCTTAGGTAAGAATCCACCCGGCTTAGTCTTAGGATTAATACCAACGAAGGATAATGCCTCTACCTTAGCCCCACCAGCTAATCTATTCCTACCCGGAGTCCCCATGCCCAAGAGGTTGGGATTCTTAATATCGGTTGTATATTTTTTAACAATTTTATGGTATACCCGATTTGTAGTTTGAGTTATTACCTCATTCATTAAACCCTGAAAAATAAAGGTTAATCCACGGGGAGGAATAATAGGCTGATATTTAAATTGTCCAAACTCTAGAAACCACCAGAATGGAGCTTTTCCTATACTTAGCCAAAAGGCAGTTCTAGCACGTATAGTTTCCTCTCTCAATCCAGTAGTTGGAATAGAGAGCGCTCCAGATTCTCCAGAGTTGATACTATTAGTTAGTTTAACTTTTTCTCTTTGAAGTCTCTGTAGGTTTTTCTTTCTTTGTAAATAAGTTTTATCTGGTTTAAATGACCTAGAACTATCAAAAAGGTCGCTAGTTTTATAGCGTCTACCAAACTTTTTATTGGTAATTATTTTTATATTAGCATCAACTGCTTCTAACCTTTTTTGGTGCTTTTCAGTTAAATCTTTCTTGGCTTCTTCACTAGTAGAGCCCCTGTGTAATTCTGGGTAATAATCCTTACCCGCCCAAAGAGCCGACCAAAAGCGATATCTAACAAACCATTTATTCTTAAGATTTTCTTTACTATAAGGAAGTCTTACTCTTACCTCACTATCATCCCTTGCCATATTTTGCTCATAATTAAGATCGTCTATCAAACTTTTGGTGCCCTCTTGTGCAATTAAAGCCCCATAGTGGGAACCTCTTTTTAAGTCATCCCAGTGACCAAATAAATCGGCAAAATCTAAAGATAATTCCCAAGTTTGAGGGCCATTTCCGTGGATAATTATCGCTTTTCTAGCTCTTAGTTTTCTAATAACTAGTCTTACTAGGGCTTTATAGCGCTTAGGAAATTGCAATTCCGTTAGCCCTTTCCAAGCTTTATTAAAAGCAGCCCACAGCGCCTGATAGACTAAAGGCTCACATATATTTTTTACAGATTCACTTAATCCTAGTAGATGCTGAATAACCTCAGATGCCTCAGGGTTAGCGTCAGTCATTATATAAAGTTTAAATCCCTGAGTATTAATTTTTTCAACAGCCTGACGATACATTAAATCACGCTGTACACTATTATTTAGTGATAAGAATGTTTTTTGTACAGCCTCTTCAAACTGCCGCATTGCTCCAGCAAATGCTGCTGATTGTAGTCTATGTAACTCCCGTAGAGTAGACATATTTGCAGCAGTTAAACCTTTTCCTACTAGTTGTGCATATTTAGCAGCTAATTTTCTCTCTTGGTTGCGCAGCATGAGTTGATAGACAGAGATACTTTTTTGTTTTTCTTGCTGATAGTAGTCTGCTATCATCTGTCTTAATCTGGGGGACACCCTACCAACATTTTCTGCTTCTATCTGCGCCAAAGCCATTCTAGCTTGGAATAACTCCTGATATGAAATAGTCTCCGCTGCAATAGCCTCAAGATTAGCGGTACCCCCCTGTACAAGCATGGAAGGGCTGCTTTTACCTCCGCTACCTCTTACAAACTTACTTCTTGCCATGCTCTTCTTTCACCGCCAAGATTATTCAGCTTCTGCTCCTAATCCAAGTATAGTTTGAATATCTCTTACAAAGTCATTAAAATTATCTAGGACAATTTTTTTAGCCTCTGGAAAAGATATTTGTCCAGAAGTCTTACTTAGCCTTTCAAGATCATCTAAGGATAATTTACAATACATTCTCTTACGAGCATCTATATTACCTATAGACTGTATTAATGCTATACCATTAACTTTATTATGTTCAAATACAACTCCACAGTGTGGGCAAGTTATCTGTGTTGCAGGAAAAATTGCCTGTGTCATAGTTCCTCTCCTTATCCTTGTGGGGCTTTTCCTCCACCCCTTAATATTATTCTATATCTATTAAGTGCTGGGGCACCTAAAGGATTAATTCTAATTACATTCATTTCTTGATTATCTACTATAACTTTTCCACCCTCCATGCTATCCTGAAATAACGTGTGATATTGTGGATCAACATGAAGAGAGGCATCTCCCGAAAAGTATTTTCCACCAGCCGTAACACTAAGAGCCTCATTGGCAGTCCAATGTACTCTCGCGTTAATAACTGTAACAGTAAGGGTATTCTTCCAAAAACTACCTTTACATTCGGGACAAGTAAAGTAAATAGAGTGATCAGAAAAAGTGTCATAATAACCGCTTAAAGTACATATACTACAAGCAGACTTAATAGGAGTATAGACAGAGACAGACTTACCTATCTGCTCTCTAATATCATCAATAACCTCTTTTATACTATCACTGTCTACTTGTGGAATTGTTACCATAAATTATTAGACCCCCTCAACTGTTCTCTTAGCGAGGACTTCACGCAGCAACTTATTAAACTTGCCACGACTTCTTCTATAGTTATAGGCTTCAAGCCTCTCTCTGGCCTTTACAGCCAGTCCTGTGCCTATCTCTGGGGCCTCCATGAGAAAGACTGCTAACTTAGCAGCATCTTCAACAGAGTAAGGGCTAACTGTCAAATCAGGCCATAGCTCTTTCTGTAACTCAAGTCTATCTGAGCCAATAATCGGTACACCAAAATATGCACCCTCACCCTGTATTCTGCCGGGGCTGTTTCTGTCTGCAAGATTAATAATAAAATGACATTGAGAAAGTTTTTCGTAAAATCCCTCCATACCCTCACGTTCATGAAGCCAAATCTTTTTATAGTAGTCTGCATAAATAGAAGTAGATGAAATTTGATAAGACGGTAAGGATAGGTAAATCCCCTCTAGGTCTGGATAGATATCGTGTAGCCTATCCATAACAAGAGCAGAACTTATAAAGTTTCTATCATTATCTGATGCCCCAACACCTAAACCGATAAATCTTTTTTCTTTAGCATTTATAAATTTGCCGAATTTCTTATCATAAGCTTCAAATGGGAATGGTAGCCCGCCCTTGATAACAGGTATATTAGGAACGGCTAGTGCGTAGAACTGCCTCTCCTCATCCGTGAGAGCCATAATCCCGTCTAGGAAAGATAGGTCTTGTAGGTAGGCTATTTGTCTTTCAGGGGGTAACTTTGAAATATGGGTGGATAGTGGGTGATCGCTTAATCCTATCTGAATTACATTTGGAAATCTCTTACGAATTTCCTGTGACCAGCCTATAGCGTCCAACCACATTGTTCTGATAACTACATCATAATTACCGGCTTCTTCTATTTTCTGAAGATAGGGGACTTTTAATAGGTCCATCCAGACACCATTATCGTAGTCCCCATTATTACGCTTATCGCCATAAAACTGTGCTATCTTTAGACCCATAATTAGACCTTACCCTTCTTTAGCTTCTGGCCCCATTTTGACATAAAGTACTCAAACGTGGTATTACCAATTCCTAATGGGCCATGTGTTTGTGATACTAGATGTATATATTCCGCCTTAGGAGTTGAAGCTACTTGATAACCTTCTTCTCTTGCTCTAAAGCAGTAGTCTACTTCCTCTCTGAAACCCATTCCGTAGCCTTCATCAAAGTAGCCGATCTTATTGATAACTTCCCGCTTGATAAAAAAGCAGGAGCCTTCAACGGCTTGCTGCTTTTCCACCTTTACAGAATTCCGCTCATGCCCGTAGTATCTGTGAGCAGTATTACCATCTGGACCAACATAGATTCCATAGTTAATAATCGTCTGTTGGTCAAGCGATAGAGACTTACCGCCGACTACCCCTATTGTCGGGGAAGAGTAGGCTAGTTCTTGCATCTCTTTTACAATATCAGATACAGCAAGAGTATCATCATTTAATAATAATACGTCTGTTGTTATAGACTGCATTAAATGATTAGCGGCTTTTAACCAACCTATATCATTTTTATATACTAGTATCTTAACATCGGGACTTTGATTCATTAATGTCCCAATACAATTAAGTAACATTTGGTTCCCAAAAAAAGTGGGAAGTATTACTGTTACGTCCTTTACCTCTTCCATATAAACTCCTTATATCAAGTCGTAGACAGCCATCCAGTTATAAGATTCATTATTATAGATATTATTAAATCCACGCATTGGTGCGGTCCTACCTGTAGCAAGAGTACCAGCAGTTTTTGTAGGAAGAATTCCCCTTAACTCCTCAACCTCTGGAGTTACAGGGCTCGTTCTTTGTGGATTGTAGGAGAAATCCCCGTCAGTAAAACTTGCTAAACTATAGTTACCCATCTTATAGATAATAGATGACATTAGTATAATCGGCCTAATGTCTGCTGATACAACATCAGGTGATACTGAATATGTTGCTGGAGCAACATACGTAATAGTATAGGTACGACTCCAGCGATACTCAAGCGCTTGGATACCATCTGCTATGTAGCCAGCAAACGTAGAAACAGTATCAGTTTTCTTCTTATACTGACGTAGATGCCGTTCCAATATTGGAACTAAGTCCAGCAAATTCATATAGTGTCACACCCTTTAAGCGTCTAATATACGCTCTATATCTTCAATTTCTACACGCTCATTATCAATTTCCTCAAGTTTTTCCTCTAGGGCCTCAACCATTGCATCGCTCCGCTTCTGCGCCTTTGCACGCTCAAGCATACGCGCTACAGTAGACACAGAAGTAATTTCTGGAAGAGCCCTTCTTACCTTGGCGATTCCCGCCTTGAATAGATCGTCTATCTGCTCATCAGTATAAACATTGGCTGTTTCCCAATCAACACTTGGCTCATCTGTCTCTACAATAAGCCCTTCAACAATAGCTCTCTTATTGGCAATTTTAAAGTCACGAAGGCTGCTTTCTCTAACTGCTACCCAAGGCTGATCTGCTGTAAGAACAAATCCTATATTATCTCCGGTAAATCTTCGACCTCCGACGATATAAGGGACAGTTTTCTTGTAATATACGATCTTCTCCGTATCTAATACTCCGTTTACCATTTCCTTTCCTCCGTATCTGTCTATAATCAGGTGAAAATCACCTATACTATAACCGACCAGCACCCATTCTATTGGGCAAAAGAGCCCTAAACAAATATAGATAGGTGAGAGGATAACCCTCTCACCTATCTACTCCCTAAAGTATGTTAGATACTAAGGGGTTGTGCTTGTAACCTTGATTTTGGTTAGACCCTTGGCATTCCAAATCATCATACCGAACTGTAGATAAGTCTCATAGTTCCAATATGGTGGTGTTGGCTCCATGTCGGTCCATTCTTTAGTCTGGGCTGCACCGTAAGTAATGAACTCCCCAATATTCTCGCCTATGATTAGGACGAAATCTGTTGGAAGAAGTGGGCGCTTAGGATACTGTGTCTCATCAAATATCTGCTTTAGGCGAACAATATTTGATACTCCACGGTAGTTCTCTACTGCCTGTGTTCCACCGTATGGTGAAGTATTCTGGAACGTACCGGCTGGTCGGCCATCTAGTGTAACATAATTGTCACCAAGAACACCCGAAACCAGCTTATACTGACCAAAAGTAGATAGTGGTGCTAGAGCCTGTTCTGTACCAATAATGGTTCGAACGCCTTCACTCCAATAGTTAACATGATCAATTGCCTGATCAAGTGCTGTTGAGGTTAATGGGCCTGAAGCATCAATAAAGTTAGAAACTGACGATCCACCATATGTTAGGGCTGCTGCATTACCGGCTGTCCAGATGTTGCCTAGGGCATTCCATCCGCGCATAACCAGTTTCTCATCTAGTGCCTTTCTTACATCTGAGCGTACTGTCTCTGGACGATAAGCGGGTCCACCGTGGGCTAGTTCTAGCTCATTATACTTAGCCTTTGCGCTAAGGATGTCTAGGTTATAGCTTAGTGCCTTGTTGCGAACCGTGATCTGCTCACCAAGGGTGATCTGACCGGGAACGATTTGCTGCACATGGTACTTACCCTTAAATGACTTTACATACATATCGCCAAGTGTGATTTCCCGTGTATTCATAAACTGGCCCATAAGGTCAAGTGTTAGATACACCGGATCAACATACTCAGTAATAACTTCTGCGAAAGCCCTTCGATCTGTCTTAGCAAGTTCTGCTAATGCTCGTCTATCTTCATTTGTTAGTCTCTGATCTGTTATTTTCATTTGAACGTGTTCCCTCCTTTAATAAAGAACTCTACTAATTATAGCGCTCTGCGTCCCTTTAGAACAACAGTAATTGTGTTAGTGCCAAATATGCCTTTGTCCCAAACATGCCCAACTGCTGTATTTCCGGCTATTGAGCCTGAAACCGTAACTTTTCCCTCATTACCACTTGTATAATCGGCATAAACTGCGGACATGGTATTGAAGTCGGAAGAAACGCCTGTATAGGCTCCTGATCCAAATGTGAATGTTCCACCGTCGAATACTAGAACCTTGTTTCCTGATGTTACTGGAACATTTAGGAACATTGGAGGGATATCGTAAGTTACGTATCCAACAGGCCAAGGTGTCTGATATGCAGCATCTGGGTCGATGCCAAATGTGTTCTCCTGAGAGTTGAATGATCCATCGCTCCAAGCGTAAGGTGGAGCGCCATTTAGTCCCGGTCCCTCAAAATATGGGGCTGGGTTTAGTGGCTTAGGCCAGTCAACTACGAATACTGCTTTCTTTGCTTCTGTAAGGGTTCGTGGAAGAACAAACCTATCTGCTGCGTCCTTAAACGCTAGGCGTCCTCTTGGTGTTGTCTGTGCAACACGGCCACCACGTATATCCTCATAATCATTAACTATGAACAGAGTGGTATCAACTGGGTTTCCGGTGTTAATTGCGTCTGCCATTTAATTTCTTACCTCCTTATTCGGCTGGCTCGTCGTTTCGACTAAGAGCCCGCATCCTACTCATTAAATCTGGTACCGCTGTTCCACCGGATGCTACTGGTGGAGTAATCTTCGGTAAATTGAATATTCTAGCAGATGCCTCTGATCTTTTTTCAGGAGCCTTACTGGCAACCGCCGTTACAGTAGAAATTACTTCATTGAAGATTTCTTCTGACATAGCAGCCCAAAGTTCCTGCTTCTGTGCTAGAATCTCTGCGTCCCCATCAAGAACTACACCGGCCTCAACCATTTTCTGAGTTCGATTAATAACTACGTATGCCTTCTCGTATGTGGCAATTGCAGTCTCTAACTCAGCAACAGTAGCCTCTAGTTGCCCAACTTTGGTAACAGCCTCTTCCAGCGTCTGAGTCTCAGATGCTTTTGCTTCCAATTCTGCTTTAGTAGAAGCAATTTCAGCTTCTAATTCTGCTATCTTTGCTAGCGCTTCCTCTAATGTCACGTTATTGTTCCCTCCTTGTATTGTTACTTCAGCAGCTTCCTTTATAAAGCTCTCTATTAATTCCTCTGCCTTGCTTATTAAGCCAGCCTCAGTCATATCCTCTTTATCATCTTCAGTAGTATCAAGCAATCCCAATAAGCTCTCTACCAAGGACATAATCTTCTTTTGGGATTCACTATCTAGTGCTGCCATTTCTATAGAGGCTAATGCTAAGAGCGCAGTCCGATTTCCATAAGCAGGGTACTTTACAAAAGTTGCAGCCCTAGCAATAACTCCTTTTAGAAGAGTAATGCCCTTCTCTATTATGGAATCGTGGTAGGATATCTCCCAAGAAACTCCCGGCGCTTTATTTTCAGCATAAGTTTCCTCCAGATATTCTATAATATCTGGGTATTCATCTGCATATAAAACACCCTCAGCTAAAAGCTTATGAGTTCCATCCTCAGACTGCTCCTCTGTAACATTGCTAATATGCCCAATAGGAACAGAGCCCTCATGATTACCCGCGCCCCCACGACGACCTAAAAATCTCATCTTTATAGGCATTCCTATAGCAGAGGCAGATAATCCAGTAAATTCCTCATAAGGAATTGCTTGATTATTTAAATTTGGTTTATCATCTGCAAAGATAAATTTAACTTTTTTCAAATAAGGGTTAGTGAACTCAGCAAATGACAAAATTTGTGCTTCTCGTAAAATATTAGTCATGTATTTCTGTTTCACCACCTTCGTTATGTTTAGGTTCCCTTCTAAGTCTACCCCTAAATTTCTCTAAATCTCCTATAAGTAAAGCCTGTTGAACAGTTAAGCGTTCAAGATTACTTACTCGTAGTCTAAGGTCTTCTAGCTCTCGCTCTCTCTCCGCTAACTCTAATCTTTGCTCATCAACAATGCCCCGTAGAATTTCTATTTGTTTAGTTTGTGCTTCAACAGTGCTATTAAGGGTAATTATTAGTTTATCAGTAGTTACTAGGGGAGTATCCTCTGTAGACTCTATATCGCGCTGCCTAGTTTTATTCCACATACCTACAAGCGCTACTATAACAGCAACAATACCACCAATGATAGCAATTATAACTTGTTCCATTGATTGCTATCACCTACCTATATATTTAGTTTAATAGTTCCATATTCCTTTATACTACGAATAGCGCTTCTTAAAATAACTACATAAGAAGCATCTTTTCTATCTACGTAGGACTCCAGATCGGATACTACTGTAAGGGTTTTCTTTGTTTGCTTATATATGAATCCTATTGTAAGGGTAGGTTTTAGTGCCTCATCAGGGTTTTTAGTTAGTGGGGACCTATCAAATGCAATGTGATCATCCCATAAAACAGTAATAACTTTATATTCCTTCACTTTATTTTAACCTTATCTATTCATTATTTTCGGGCGATATATTTAACCCGATAGACTCTAAATCAATAACTATACCAGTATCTTGGGCTATCCTATCAATCAGGTTAATAACTTCCTCATCAGACATATAACCGTCTATCTCAGATTTTGCTTTTGATGGGGTGTTTTTAGGCTCTGTTCTAGCAGTAGGTGTTTGTCCTGCTGGACGTACCCCTGTATTTCTTTTATTTAGGGGTACATTTTTGGTCCCAACGGGTCTACCCCCCTTAAGATTATTAGGTGTCCCCCCTAAACCACCGGGCAACGGCATTTGTGTATCGTATGGCATTCTTGGGACATCTTTTGGTACCTCTTTCATAATATCAATCTCATCTGATATTAATTCGGTTTCTGTCTCAAAATCTAATCCCACCATTTCATCCCTACTTGTTCTGCTCATATTACCCTCTTTATAAACTTGAGCAAATACAGCAGCCGTTTTAATAAAGTCCTGTAGCTTAATTGGGGTAAAGGCTGCTGCTGGCGGATTCCTAAAGTTATTTAAATCAGCAGCTTCTTCATATACAACAGTAATCCATTCTATAATCATTGAGCGTAATTCTTCCATCATAGGTTGGATAGCCCACGTAGATAGTTCTGCTGCTTGACCGTTCCTAGATTCCCCCGTGATTAGAATCCTTGCGAATCCAAGTCCTTCTGCAATCTCTTCATTAGTCTGCCGGTATTTGTCCTGATCAAGCATTGCAGTAACATCGGGAGTAATCCAAGATAGTTTGGTCGTATGGTTACTGAATAAAAAGAACAGCCTTTCAAGGTTTCTGAAGTCTCCAGCACGCGCAAGAATCTGTGCCTTTAGCTCCTCCAAGTTAGATTCGGTTTCTTTTGTAAGCGGATACATATCACTACCCTCTTGAACAAGCAAGATGGCGTTAATGACCCTAGAAGCAACTGCAAAGTCCATCCTACGAAGAGCCTGTTTAAAGACTAGGCCCTCCAAAACGTTGAAAAAGTAGGGGGTTGGATACTGGGTAAAAGATAGTTCCTTTCTAAGAATTGGGTCTACCTCAATAAGTACCCGGTCGTCCCCAGCCCTGATTAAATCAACGTACTGTGGAAATTGCGCTTGGTAAATATCATATTTTAATTGCTGCTCTTTTACCCTACTCCCACCGTTTTTAATTAACTTGATATCTTCTTTAGGTAACTTCAGATAGTATTCTCTTTTACCCCAGTTAGCCCATACTACATTTACTAGTAGTGGCGGGTAAAGATCAAATACGGGCACCATATATAGCTTACTTCGTTGTAACTTAGGGCTTATCTTCTCTCCCGGTAGTTCCTTCCACTCAATCTTAGGAAGGACCATACCAGACAGAAAATACTCCAAAGCCATTGTACGAATAAAGCGCATCATTCTTGAGGGATTACGTGACTTTATAGACTCAAAGTAGGCATTAGCCTCATCCCCAGTTTTGCGTTGCCCGTTTCTTAAGTTTGTTATTGATAGCTCTGCTAGTCTATTGATAACAGTAGCCGCAATTCCACCACGCTGATAGAAGTCATAAGACATTCTAACAACAGAGTGATATTCCCTTGGGATCATTAGTTTTTCTGGTGCTAGTCCAAGTGACTGATTGACCGTATCTAAACCGCTATAAAAGTTACCTGAGGTATTATAGCCGGGGACCACGGACCATGAGGCTCGGGCTAGTTGTGACTCTTTCTTTTCTACCATCGATTTGTCACCCCTAGTTCATCTTCATCAAATTTTAGCCAACGCGCACCTAATAACTGCACATTTGGCTCTGCCTTGGCAATAGGTACTCCAAACTTATGTTCATATGCCATAAGTGCGCACATAAGGGCCGACATTTGGTGATCATCATCTGTTCGATAGACGGGCTCACCTGTAATTGTGCGGGTAAACTTTGTACGTTCCAACTCTGTCATAAGATCATCATCTGTTTTAGCAAACTCTATTTGCCGCTCATACACCCAACGTGAAAGCATCTCTACTGCTACACGCTTAATAAGGTCTTTCTTTTCATTACCTTGTTCATCAATAGCCACTACCATCTGACCACCAAACTCAACAGGGAAAATTCTTTCCAAGAAACTTCTTTCCTTATAGATAGATAACTCTCCAGTAAGGTCTTGGTATTGAACCTTACCGATACCACCCATATCTATTCCCAAGAAATCAAACTCATATACCTGATCCAGATATCGCAAAACCTCACGCTGTATCGCATATTCAACCCGTTGTAGAACATAGCGTACTAATGTTCTCCATGCCATTGTCTTAGGATCACGATAGATAAGCATAAATACTGCTGGGTCTGGGGAGAATCCGGGGTCATAGCCTAGTCCAATTCTTGAACGTACACCGTATTCACTAGGAACAGGGGGGCATACAATAATATCGGACATTGGGTAGGATACTTTTCCATCGACCTCTTTCTTTATGCGTTCAAATGTGAGTTGGGTATAGATTTCTTTTATGGCATCATAGTCCACCAACTGGAAGCGGTTCCTGTCGAACACCGTGAACGATGGCGCTCCATGCTGCCCCAAGACGAAGTGCTTGTAGTCCTCCGAGTCTTCCTGTATTGCCTTATAAAAGACACGTCGTGCAATCTCCATTTCTGGAGTCCACCAACTCATCATCTCCTGCGAGATGTTGAACTTGATATAGCGCTCATCTACTTGGTCGGTATGATAAAGAACATTCTCCTGTCTTGCACCATTAGGTACACCAGATACAAGCATCTGGTGGCCGGGTATCTCTTCCTTCAGGCAGTTCTGTAATGACTGCCAAGTCTTCCACGCTAAATCCTGTGCCTCATCCACCCAGATACGGTAGGTATGAATACCAATAACATTTGTCTCTTTACCAGCTTCACCAGCAAGTCGTAGGAGCAGTTGGAATCCGTTTACAAAATCAATCCTACCCTCAGATATATTGATTGAGTTGGGCCTTACAAAGTTTCGTATAAACCAGTGTTTCTCACAGGCAGATCGAATCTTATTGAACGTAATGTTCTTCTGCGCTGCGTTAGGAACAAGGACAAATATACCTTGGTCCCCAACATGGAACATTCCATTTACCATCCACCAATAAAGCATTTCAATCATAGAGGTTGTCTTATGAACACCACGACCACAGCACATAGACACAAAATGTTTAGTACACGTAGTCCAAGCTCTTTCATGAGGCTCTAATGGCGTCCAGTTTACGTCATCTATATTGATGAACTCACGGAACATAACTGGACTCTGTAATACCTCACCCAATATCCAGTCGTCTTCAGTAATTTCAATATCATTGCCTATCATCTAGCAAATACCACCCGTTCCCCACATTGCCAGCACTCAAGTTCAAATTGAATAATAGAGGCTTTGTCGGGGAAATTTAACCAGTAGCGTGCTAACTCTATTTCACAAGCCTCACAACGTACTGGTGTAGTAGAACGCTGCCATACTTCTCTAGCACGGCTTCTTACTATCTCAACAAACTGGGGAATACTGTCAACTTGCTTCTCTTTGCGTTGCTTTCTATTGATACCTAAGTTTAACTGTAGGTCAGCAATAGTCGCTATTAGGCCCTTTTGATAATCCCCTAGGTTCTTCAGAGTTCGTGTATCTAATTCTTCCTCTCTCTGAAGCCTAATTATCTGCTTATTAACAACATCTTTTTGGATAGATTGCTCAACAAGGGACTTAAGCATTTCGGCGTCATTGGAGTTATTCATATCGACGCCATACTCAGTTTTAAGTTGCTCTAGTTTACCATCAAAGAGTATCTGATACTCAGCATCAGCAGATTCCTCAGTCTGCATTTCTTTAGTCTTTTTAACAGGCTGACGTACAGGCTTCTCAGGCTCTTCATTGCGTTGACGCTCTTCACGCTTCTTGATCCAATCAAGAATCTCTTCCTCTGTTTTATCTTTAAACATGGCAAGATTACGCATCTGCTTTATCTTTGATGTATAGTCCTTTTCCATTAATCTTTACCTCTTCTTAACCTTGCCGGTAAAAATA